ATTACCAAGCAATCAGTTTTATGACATTGTAACGGATCCAAAGAATGTGTGTGTCACTGGCGAATGTGCCGATAACTTGTTTGGTAGCTTGACATTAAAAAGCTACATGGATAACTCAAATAACTTTGATGCTATTCACGGTGATTGGGAAACTGAAACGCTTCCTTGGTTGTTAAACAAAAAAGAACCGTACAGAGAAGAACGTGAGGAAATGTTACGAGCATTGGTAGCAGCAAGTCCAGTTCCTATCAACACCAATCACGATTTCCTATGGTGGTTAAACTATGCAATGAAGTGGCAAGCTGTCAAGTATCGTATGGCAATGCATGCTCCAACTGCACAGCAAGCTGAATACATGGCCGGCAATGTTGTAAACTTCTTTGATAGTACACAATATCAACAGTGGGCATTGTATACTAACGAAGCTAAAGTAGGCGGAAAATGGAACACATACAAGTTGCCAGCAAAACAACTGATCAATGATATTTGGCCAAATGAGAAATACTTGAAGTATAAAACAAAATGGCCCAGCTTACCGACCATTACACGTTATAATAACGCTTGGGGATTTTTGTGGCAGAACGCAGATGGTTCGTTAACTGCCACAAAAGAGTTAGGAGATTAAGTTGTTAGCAGTCGGGTAAATGGCTGCAATAGCTTTTGCACAGGCCAAGGCAACTAACTGATGCTCTTTCTGTGTACCATTTGCACTACGTAATTCAATGAAGTGACACCAACTTCTCAGCGTACCATTCATGTACAAACGGCTGACGGTATTGCCCTCAGGCAGAACAACTCTGGCCTGTTCTTTTGCAATTCCGTTCGCAATTGCCCAGTTATACGCATGTTTAGCTTGGCAAATAACATCCTGTTGTTTTTCAATCCACAAGTTGTTTAATTCACGCTGATCAGCATCAGTTAAGTCTAAGTCTACACTGTTTTGACGATTTTTTGTGTCCTGTAGGCGTGCGTCTCTAACAACAAAGCCTAAGTCCGTGGTAGGGTCTGCATAACGTTGGCTAAACTCTTGGAATGAAAAACTACGGTGGCGAAGGATCTGCCTGGCGATATCTCTGGTGGTCTCAATCGACATGCATACGCTAGCCATCTCAAGTGGACTAAAATGTTTATGTTTGATCAAGTAATTAATCAGTTTTTCACTTGTTTCAGTATTATACTGATTATCTGGATTGCTTACTCGAGCACAAAATGCCACCAATTCCTGCAAGTCGGTTATCCCGTTTCCTACCATCTCGGTTGATGGGGCTGAATGCGATACTAATTCTACTTTCATACTATTCCTATTTTATATTTACAATTATCGAAATGATGTTGTTTCATTGGGCTAATGTCACCTTCTTTAGCACAGTGTGGACATTTTACAGTCGGACGCTTATTTGTTTGGGTCCAGGTTCGACCAAGGTTATATCCAATTTTCCCACAATTGATACTTTTTAATTCACCTGAGATAAATCTCAGGTCATCTTTACTTACTCGCATACTATTACTATCTTTATCCTTAACAGTAACAAATCCAGTATTAACTCCAACTAACTCACCTGTTTTAAGACGATCGTCGTTTTTGCTAACTCGCATATTATTACCATCTTTATCCTTAACAGTAACAAATCCAGTGTTAACTCCAACTAACTCACCTGAGATAAATCTCAGGTCGTCTTTACTTACTCGCATATTATTACCATCTTTATCCCTGACACTAACAAATCCTTTAACCGAGAAATTATGTTGGCCCGATTCGATTAACTTTTTCATTTGCAATTTAACAGTTTCGGACAAGTCGCTAGGCTTAGTTTTCATTCGTCTAGCAATCATTGCAGCAGCGCCAAACTCGCCTTTATCTCTATGTATGCAATAATGTTCGTATGCTGATATAGCTATTAAATTGCCAATGCTATTGTTATCACTATTACCATCTAAGTGATGTATGTCAAACGATCGCCCGTCTATATCCTTGGGAATTTTGCCATGATAAGCTACCCATATTCGTCTGTAATTTATTCTCTTTTTCATAAAAGTATTTATGATTGAGATTGAAACTACAGCAGGTTACTTATTTTTAAATTCTGCCGTCGGTTGTGAGAAAGATAAAAGTCGTACTGTCATGTTGTTCCTTATTGTTTAGCTAGTATAGCATCTTTACGTAACAACCACAAGCGTTTAGTCTCCGAAAGCGGAGCAAACGGAATCACCAAAACCAAGCACGGATCAAATTCATGGGGGCGACCACTCACTGAAGTACCAAAATCAAATGAACTTGCTTTGGCATGATGATTGTTGTGCCAACCCGACCCCCAGTGAAAGTATCCAATTGCCCATACGTTAGTACTTGCATCTTTGTTGTTGAAGTTTTGGTAGCCAGCGCCAGGTACGTGCCCGAATGTGTTTACTAGACCGTCTGCATGCAAGCTCATTAACGCACCAACGACAAAGAACCAAACGGTAGCTTGCCATCCAAACAAGAATGCACTCAACAGCAATGTGCCATAGATGATTTTGTTGTAGTTTTCATGAATAAATGTAACACGACGATCTCTTAGCAAGTCAACTGCGTAACGAAAGCCAACTGATTTTTGGTCGATGCCAAACTGCCAACCCATATAGCTATGCCACCATCCATTGCCAACTGGAGTATGAATGTCTTCTCCTGGCTGGTCACTTACTCGATGATGATGCCCGCGGTGTAGTGCTACCCACCATAACGGACTACCTTCTCCTACCATGGTACTTGCCCATAATAAGAATGGTTCTGCCCATTTATGTGGAGTCCAGCTTTTATGGCTTAACCAACGATGCAGTGTCAAGTTATTGCCAACACCGTCTAGCAATACCCAGCCGCAAACGGCAAGAAGCATATAGCTCCATGACCAGCCTGTTGCAATGGTATAAGCAATTACTGCAATTGCTGCCACGTGATAAGGCAACCATACTGCTAATATGTACGGAATCTGGTGTGTCTTACGATACAACTCTACTTGTTTGTTTAACCAATTTTTCATTTTTTAAATTTTCTGTTAACAATGCCGCCTTGACTTTCAGGCTCGGTATTTTCTCTTCGTAGTATGTATCTTCGTAGATTCATATCATGTGGGTGAATTGTTGATCCCATTAACGAGTGAATAAATCCATAAGGACTTACTGTTTTTGCTGGCAGCGTACATTCAACAAAACTGTAGTAGCGATCTCGAAAGGGCAGCATGATCTTACTATACGCTGCTTCGCGACTTGTTGGGTACGTTACATAAAACTCATTCATGCCTGCGGCTTCGTGTATTTTGCACAGCTCGTCCATTATTTTTCTAAACATTGGAATAAAACGTACTCCAAGGCTTGGACTCAATAACCAACCAACACTCCAACTTGGCATATGACCCCATCTGCGTACACCTACGGCGGCTTGATACTCCCCGTCATCATTGACAAATGCATACGCTTGCCTGATATTATAATCGTTGAAGCTACTAGGGACTAAAAATGCACTAAAAAATTTAGTTCGCTTGGCATGGTCGTCGATGTCCGCTGAAATGCGAAAATCTGGATATTTGTCCGGGTCAGCATTTTTGTAAATGCCGTCGGCAAAGTTGACTAGTCCTGTTAGATGTGTACTGTTAAGGGGGATTATGCGGTCTGACATAGTGTTTGTTTTCCTGTTTCTAAATTATGTTCTAGTTCTAGTGCAGGTACTGCATAGTGCCTGGGACTATAGTGCAATCCAGTTTGGCCAAGATTATAGTTTACCATATCCCATAAGTGCATGTAATTTTCCACACCGTGCCACTTTGGTCGCTTTCTAAAATTGTATCCCAGCGATCCATAAATTTTCATCTTAGATGAAGTCCATGACAGCTTATAAGGAATATTACCTCTTATGAGATTTGCAACTGTGTCTTCTTTTAAAAATGCCAAAATAGATTCTGGACTGTAGGTATAAAAATTATTTAACGCAGGGATGCCAGTCTTTTCGTTAAAGCGGCGCCACACTCCGTCTTGATCTTCTTTTTTCAAAAAAGACCAATTAAACTTATACTGGCCGGTTTCGTAATCAACAGTTGGCAAATTTTCAAGCTCAACTTCGTCTACTGTGATCATTGGAGCATTGTATTGCTCTGCAATTTTTAATAACATTTGTTGATAAAATGTATAGGCTTGGTACTTTACTGCAATTTCTTTCCATTCCCCTGAGTAATAAAATGCGTCGGGATCAATGTCAATAATGGAATATTCCAAACCCATGCTGTTTAGCATTGTGATCATTGGACCAATGTCGTGTATGTTGTTGTCGTGGGGGAATCTTACAGTAACCAGTTTAGGAGTAATACCAGCAGCAAGAAAAGAACGTAGTGCCATTTCACTGTCTAATCCACCACTCATAAAAATAGTCAAATCAGGATATTGTCTAATCAATGAACGAGCATTTCTGATTAGTTCTGCTTGGAGTTTCATTGGCTTTCTGGTACATCCTCCCACACTCATTGAAGTGGTATCAAAATCGTCGGTTCTCCAGATACTAGACTTGTTGTCGTTGTACCAATACACCAGGTGACTATTTTCTGTGTTTACAATCATGTTATTCTAAATTCTCTGTCAATGTTATTCATTCCGTCTAGTACAACATCTGTACTTGCAATGGGTTTTACTACTGCCCATTGCGGAGTACTGAATACATTCAATTGATGCTCAAACGGAATACAATCATTCCACCAGTTGCTCCAAACTGGGCCAAGTGCGCCAGCTTGGCCTGTGGTGCGTTTTTTGATTGTGGTATAGATCCATTTGTTGTAGTCGTTAAATGTCAGTATCATTCCCGCATGCTGTTGTTCCGTGCACCATTGTAAATTTGATGCTAGCAAATACTTTGTAATTTCATTATGAACACGATATTTTGGCAGTAACCAGCAACGATTGCCGCCGTTGCCAAATGCGCTCGAAAGTGAACTTGTTTCTACTGCACTAACTCCAACAATGCGTCCACTGTCAAGTAATAAGTCAATGCGGCCCGTGTCACGGGTCCAACGTGAACGATTTGTAACCAGGTGGCCCAACCCTGCAGGCAAGTCATACCCCATGTTAACCATTGCTGGTAGAGGATCTTTTGCAATTTCTGTTAAGAAATCTTGGTACAGAGATACTACGCTACCAAAGTCGTCGGCGCAGGTATGAATAACTTCTAATGTCATACCTTTATGTATGACTTAATCTGAGTCTGTGTTATCCAGGCAAGCAACAAAGTGAATGCGTGGCTCTAAACTACCATTCATTGCCGAATGTTCTTGGCGTGTGTCAACCCACCAAACATGTCCGTCAGCTGGAATATGGCGCAACGCTGGAGGATTAGTAAAAATAAATCGTGCTTGTCGATGCGTGTTGATTGCAATATGTATACAAGGAGTCTGATCAATGTGTATACTATAACCAGTTCGAGGATGCATTGTTAATAATCTTGCACGGTATACTTTAAAATTATTGTATCGTTTAAATCGTTTATCAACGTTCATGTAGTACCAATGGCCATATACCTGGTACACATATGGAGATTGAGTTCCCCAGCCCAGATAATGTTATTTAACCCGCATGACCCAATAAAGTCTTCTAATGTTGTATGGCAGTTGACATGGTCAGGTACGTTAAACATGTCATTTCCTTGTAGTACCACTGTGGTTCCTTTGGGCAGTGTTTTGACCCACTTGCCGTGATTCTCAAAGTGCTCAACAATCGTGTCAATGACTAATGGATTCTTGTATTTTGTAAGATCGACCTCTCTTACATCAGTACCAGAATTTTTAAAATTGCTGTGTGTGTTGGTATTAAGTTCATGTGCTGCTGAATGCACACTGGTGTCAATATCAATGTTGATTACGTTGCCAAGATTCAGTTGGCTCATACTTGCCAAGAAAGGAATCATACCTACCCAGCCGCCAACTACCAATGTAGTTGTTTCCGCATCATTGATGCTTTGCTTTTTGGCAAATACTTCTAGTTTGTTTAGCCGATCAATCAGCCACAACTTGCTTTTGACCTGGTTGCGACTCAGTGCGTCTTTCCAATTTAAGTCTGGGTTGTTAGATATTGTGCTGGCAAGACGAGTAATATAGTCAGCTTGCGTTGGATAGTAATGGCTTATGGCCTGGCCTGTACGATTGATGTTGCTGTCAATGACACATGAAAAGATTGTGTTAAGCCCAAATAGCACTTCCATTAAGTTAAACACTTTATAAAAGTTAGTGCGAGACTCATGTAATAAACTGTGTGCTTTGCAAATGACCGCAGCAGGATTGGCTATCTTGGTTGCATTATCGTTTGTCCAATTGCACAACTCAAATAGCGTAGGATGATTTGGGTTTGCTACTGTTAGTGGAGTTAATTTTACTTCGTTGCCATTGACCCACTCAGTGGGTACGTGTAGGCCTTTGATGCGTGCAATGTCGTCAATGACCCCAAATCCAGCATGACATTCTGGATCTTTAATTGTGTTTATAATTGAGTGCAAGTCAACAAAGTTTTCTCGACCAACTTCAATTATCAATCCTTCTAATTCGGATTGTTTGCCAGTTTCTAACCAACGATGAAAGAAGTGCAAGCTGTGTCTATAGCCAATTGCTTCATCGACAAAGTATAATAACGATGATCTCAACTCAGTATTTTTATCCACGGAACCATCCATATAAACTTAAATTAGTGTGCCACTCTGCATCGTTGTACAGTACTAGGAATTCTGCTTTTTGGGTTAGCATTGAACATTGACATTTTTAAATTCCTCTCGTAGCCAGTCCCAATCATTGATTTTATCTAGTATCGCTAAATCATCAGCATGTTGCAATCCAAAGTTAGATCCAGCTTGCGCTCCAAGTACACTATATTTTCCATTGGGGGCTTCCCAGCCGACTGCGGTCCAGTGTAATCTTCGGTGGCTGCATTCTTCAATTTCTGTCCAGTACGAATAAATGTCTGACTCGCGCTTGTATCGGTCAATGATAAGCATACTTTGAATCTTACGGTACATGGCATGATTCGTGGGAATCCTATCTGTTAATACGTTTGTACGTTCTGTAAGTTCTGCAAGTTCTGCATTTCTAGTTTTAATTGCTTTACGCACCCTACTTTTAATCATTGACAATGATGAAAGTTTAGCACATTCACGAAACGCTCCAATCCATGCTGATTCTGGTGTAACATTAAATCGTGTTTCGCAACTGACTTGTTCTTTGCTAATTGTGGCGCGACTGATAGTAGTAGATAGATCAATGTCCCAGGACTTGTTTTCTAAGAATGGTACTCGCGGAAACATTTTAATGCCACCGTAACCATACTCCAATCCATTAACAGGATTACGGCTCGGCCACACAATAACACATTCTGTTTCAGGAACATCCCAGTGTAATGTGTTAACGTCTGGTTCCCAATGGAACTTGAATCCGTCAAGGACCCAAGCGTCGGCATCTACAACATAAAAGTTTTCAGTTGTACTCAACTGCGCACAGGCTTTATGTACATTGTATATGCCTTTAACGTTATCAACCCGCTTGGCACCTGGTGCAAAAGAAAGCAGTCGTTGCCAATTGGCTTCACTACCTTCTTCGCCCATTGAAATAAAAAATACGTCAAGCATTATTCAGCAATAAACTGGTCAACATCGCTTTCTTTGATGTGAGGTGCTAGTCGATGTGGATTAAAGAAACTTGCTTTAAAGAATTTACTACCAGCTTCGTCTAACTCAGCAATGTCTAACTGCAAGTCCTGTCGCAATACACGGCCTAACTTGACAGTCTCTGCCATTAGCTTTGTTTTACTCCAAGAGTATTTGGTAACAGGGCACTGTTCTTCGTTGCCGGCAAACATAGGCACCACTGTGTCAGACCAATATTGATTGTGCCACTCGAAGTCTGCTACCAATTTATAGTCCCAGTCACTGCGAAGGTTAGTTAAGTAGCAACCTAGACGTGCGCCATACATGGCCCACAATCCGTTTTGTACATCTTGGCCAACGCTCATCCAAACTAATAGTCTGCGATGATTTTTAAAGTTGTTGCGGGCAGCAATTTGTCGCCAGTCCATTGGCTTACCGTCTGTTAATGCAAGTTTAACACCTTCTCGAAACCCGGCGCGGTATGATTGATATGGGGTAGAATTGTTATACACATCTGAATAGATGTTGTTTAGTTGATGATAGTGAATGTCCCAACAAAAGTCAACTGCGCCTGCGCCAGAATCAACTGCTTCGTGTGTACGCATTTGTTCTACAACTTTCTTGGGCCATAGCTTAACACCACCATTGCCATATACCAAACCATTGATAACGTTTTTGCCCGACCAGCTTAGTACGTCACTGCGATCAAACTTGGTCAAGTCAAGTTCCATTTCAAAGAAGTCAGGGCGAACTTTGTTGTCTGCATCAATTGTGATAAAGCGTTCGGTTTCAGCTAGCTTGGCTGCTGCTTTGTGGCAAGCATCGCTACCATACACTCCATGACTGCGCTTGGCCCATGGGCACTTTTCTAGTAGGTCTGCATAGTTTTCATCTGCATTTGGTTCATCATAGCTGATAAAGACTACGTCAAATTCTGTAATTGGTGTTTTCACTGAGTACTCCGATATCTAAGTTGTTAGCTTTATATAACAAACAAGGAACCATATGGTCTGGCCAATTTGAAATCAATTCAAACGGATGTTCTTGTCTAAGCATCAGTGCTGGCAACTCTGCCCAGCTGACAAAGAAGTCAGGGTCAGGCTGAGATAATATTGCCACTGATAAATTTCCAGTTAGTTGATCAATAGCACAGCCCTTTTGATAATGACTTTGTGCCCATAATGATCCATCCCGTGCAAATACACTTAAATGCTTGCCAGGACCTGGTTTGCTTAGAATAGTTCGTTCATCATTGATTTCCAAAAACGGCGAGTGTTGGCGTATTCTTACAAAGTTAAGGCCGCTGGCAACTGGTGACATGTTGATACGAATTTCTTGATTGTGATACAATATTTTTTGTATGATCTCATGGTCCATAAATGACCATAAACGTTTTTCCCAAAAGCCACGTTCGACTATTTCGGCCAGATTAATTTTGTCATTGCCAAACAAGTTGTGTGGGTCTTCTACGTCAGAAATAAAAAATGGTATTGAATCGTCAATTGAGTTGCGGTCAATGCCTTCTTTGATTTTAGTGGTCCAAATACGGCTTGCTTCGAACCTTATGTGCCCGGTGTCCACAAACAATGATGCTCGCAAAGGTTCAGCTGCATACGTATCTGTTTCGGCTGCCGATAGCCAACTTTGGTACACTTGTTTCTTTTTGTACTCTGTAGGCTTCTTGATATCAACCAAGTCTAATACACCTAGATTTTCGTTGAGTGCTACACGGTAATCGTTTTGATTAATCTCGCCTGCTAGAATTTTCTTAACGCGGGCATAATCAACTACTAATGCACCTGCTACTTGTTGCTGACCTGGTTCAATGGATTTGATCCTGCCCGAATGTTCGTCATAAAATACGCACCAAAATTCTGACTTTTTTTTCTCGCGGCGACGTAGTTCAAACTTTAACTCGCTCATTGTTTCCAATATTCCAATGGTTTTGTACTACCGGCTAACCAAACTGGACATAACTGCGAATGATTTTCTAATTTGAAATTTCCATTCGCAGGATAAAATGCAATCCAATCGTGCCACATATGACTTGCGTACATGACGGGCGCAAGTTCCAAGTTGCGTATGCTTAGATCAACTACTTTAAACCAGTCTGGTGATTCCCACAATCCTGTCGCAGGTAATATTGCCAGCAAGTGTTCTATTTTTAAATCGTTGGGTGCAGGGACATAGTTGGCCCAATATAATGCAGGATCCAAGTCAGGTAATAGCTTAAAACTTTTTGTTGCCAATTCTGGATCACCAACGACCATTACATATGGCCAAGCGGTCATATTATTCTTTTCAATTGGGGCGCGACTATTAATCTTATGTGTGCCAATTGGCACACCGCGGTGATCAACACCTGTGCCGGGCATGAGATTTACTTTTTTAGTTGCGGCAATTTCCGCCATTGGCGCAGTTGTTTGTCTTGGGCAGGCGCCTGCCAAACAAATAATATCTCCGGCTTTGAGTTCTAGCGATGCAAGCTGCTTGATCTGACTATACGGGTCCAAGTCAACGTGGACCACGTTGATTTCCACAGCTACATCAACATACTTTGCATCCATTGCAGTAATGCTGACATGCTCATCAGAATTAGGCGGGGCAATGATATGTAGTGTCATGCAAGCGCTTTCATAATCTGTTTGTAGTTTCGAAGGATACTTTTCTTGTTCATCATGTGAACATCTTCGCCAGCAACTTCAACCACAATGTTTTTCCACTCTTCGGGCAAGTTGCTTAACATGACCCAATGGTTTGCTCCTTTGACTTCTACAATATCGTCGCGCTGATCTTGGTAGCGCATATAGTTGGGAATTTCGCCAATGAAGCCACCATCTTGCCAACCGTTGCACATGTGGGCTGCAATACTTGCCGAGTAGTCGGTGCGATATAATGTACCTGGAAACTTGTACAAGAAGCGATAGTACTCCCAGTTATTTTTAACTGCTGTCCAAATGTTAAAGAAGTGCGCGGCTTCTTCGCTCTTGCGCCAATACACTACTGTACTCCACCACATGCGAATACCAGCATGATGTAACCAACGTTCTGTGGTGTATGGTTCTTGCATTTGCAAGTTACGGGCGTCACGATACATTGCAACATCATGTTGTCCACCAAATAACTTTTCCAAGTTGTTGTTGCCACACAGGTAATCGGTGTCAATTAGAATAGTTTCATCAAATGGACTTAGGTTGTAAATGTCGTGCTTGTTGGTGTTTGTAAACTGTGCGTTGAAGCTGTGATATGCACCATCGTGATGAAGACGCATATTACGTTCGTACGCTGGATTGGTAACAATAATATTGTCCCAGGCTGCGTTCATTAGCGCTGTACCATGAGTTTCTTTACACTGTTCTAGACTTTGCTGATTGGTAACAAGTACAACTGGAATGTCAGGCATGTATTTCTTGCATGCATAGGCAGCAACAAGAGCTAACTGAGTGTAGTCTAACTGTTCGTTGTTGTAAGCGAACATCATGAAGCCACGACTGCTCATATTACAGCCCTACAATTTTAGCCGTGCTTCTTGCTGACTTTAATTTTTGAAGTTCTTGCTGCTTTAATTCCATTGCTGCGTCATATACATTGATTAGAATAGTCAAGAACTCATTTGGATTTTCAATTTGGATAACGTTGCCGCTGTTATCTTCTACAAGTAATCGGTCTGAACGCATGGTTTTAAGGCCCACAAATCCAATTAGTTCTTGTGAAGTTTTAAAAATTGCATTCTGATAAGACACCAACAATGCCGCTTGAACTCGTGCGTCAATATTTTGTCTCTGAACTTGCAGTGTTAATCTATAATTGGCAAATGCCAATGCATCGGTTAGGCGTTTATCCATTTGGTTCCAGAATTATTATGTATGCTGTTATTTACCAGCGTACAAACTCTGGTTTAACCAATTAGATTTCTTGCCAAGGCGTATGTATAGTTGCCGTAGGAGTCGGAAGGCTCAGTGTTACACCATTTTCAGTAACAGTAGATGGATGAGAAACAGATACTACCATGGTGATTGTACCTGTTACTTTGGTCCCTAGACCTGCGTGGTCCAATAGTGTGCGCAATTGCAGATTACCACCAACAATGCTGCCATAGATTTTAGCGCGACTAGAAGCGTAACCGCCATAACCGCCGTAGCCCCCATAACCGCCGTAGCCCCCATAACCGCCATAACCGCTACTGCCTCCAGATGGGCTAGTGTATAGTAGTTGTTCACTAAGTGCAAGTTCAGCAAAACCAACATCTTGACTGACGCCACGGTTGTTTAAGCTGGCCATTGTGTCAACGTTTAGTCTCAGGGTACCCTGGTCCAAAAAGATGCCGCCCCATGTGTTGTATCCGGCGCCTGCACCGTCTGTGATGGAAAACACTAAACGAATGTCACCTCCAGCATTGAAAAAGTGACGAGCACTTTCGTAACCAGTAAAGTTAAACTGGACTGCGTTTTCTAACTGGTTGTTCCAATTATCAACTGTGCTTGTAACTGTTTTGATTGTTGTTAAAGTTGTTAGTGCCGGATCAACTTTGTTACGAGAATTGCGTGCCGAATCTAACAAACTTGCTGCGGTGTTAAAAAATTCTGCTGTTACTTTTTCACCTTGGGCAACAATAACAAGCTCCTGATCAGTGCTATTTGTTCTGTAGGTGCTTAGGTTAATACGATTAACCAATTCATTTGTAAAAGCCGCTGTCAGCTTTTGCTTTGGCTGAACATATTCAACATTGTCTCCGCCCCAGCCCCAACGAATGTCGTCTTGAGTTTGCAAGTCAGTTGAAGGACCCTGGCCTGCATGAGTGTCGCCAAACAATTCATTAACGTCGGATGCCAACGTGTTTAGGTCTTCAGCGGTAATCTTTTTACGCTGAATAGCCATTATCGTGCTCCAACTGTGGCTTCGACTTTGCCAATGCCTTCTCCGCTAAACTCGCCCAAACTACGGCCAACAATACTCCAGGCTGGATCTTGTTGTGTGGCAACTCGTGCAACACCTGGAATATCGCTTGATACCAAGCGGTCGCCGCGCTTGACTATGCCAGTTACTTTAACTGGAATGCGGCCAGCAACTGCAATTGGCAATGCGTTCTTTTCGCGTTTTTGTTTTGCATTCATCAAGTAAGCTGGGCGAGTTGAAACAATACCAAAAATGTTTGTGTCACCGGCGGTAGTTGTTTGCGTGACTTCTTTGTCGCCACCCAGCGATACCAATGTACCTGGCTCGTATGCTGCATCACTTACATAAATCTCTGCAACGTCGGCAAATTCAGCTTCCATAGAAATACCGCGTAACTTGAATGCGTTTGTATCAAATCCAGTTGAATCGCGGCCACTGGTATTCATGTTGATGCCTTTGCCAATCTCAGCAAAGCCCGGTACTGCATGTGATTCGGCAATGGTAAAGTCGGCGTCAGAACTAATAATCATAACGCATACACCTGAGGCATACAGCGCAACTACTTTGTGCAAGGTACGATTGGTGTCCAACAGATCTAAGAATGTCATACCAGTTGCAGTGTCGCGTGTGCCTTGGAATGCGCCAATATTCATCCAACCGTTGCCATTTGTACCTGGTAATGTTGTGTCGGTTGTGTAAATCTTAACGGCATTATTGGCAGTATCATACCAAATGTCGCCTCTAATTGAATTGCTTGCTGCTGGTGAGCTGTTTTGTGCAGCCAAGAATGCAAGTGTCTTCCAGTTTGAGTTATCTGTGTTTAACTTTAAACGCAACTCGCCAGTGTCGAACCATTGTTGACCACTTACCGGGCTAATTGGCTCAATGCTACTTGCAAAGTTTTCTAGCAAGTGAACAAAGTTTTCTGCAATCAATTCGCCGTAACCAAGATAGTTCTTGCCCAATAAATTTAAACTGGTAGAGGTGTTGTCAATTTCCCCGTCAATTAGGTTAACTAACACTTCGCCGTTTGCTTTGTTTACTTCGTATGCCATTTTCTCGTCCTTTTGGCTAATGCCTTTGTATATTTAGTTTAAATTCTCTTTAACCAGCTTGAACTTTTAGCGTGTACACAATCTGTATACGTTGGTTGTAGCTTTTTTCAACTGGGTGGAAAATAAAATGCGTTAACAGCTTTCCAGAGTTTAAACCTGCTGTGCCTTTTGTTTTTAATGCAATTTCATCAAAAACCATTTCGCCATCTACTGTTGTGGTGGCATTTAAACTGTTTTCGGTGCTGTTGACAATGTTAAAAACACTGTTGCTGGCAACAGGGTCGTTGTATTCCAATGTTGCTGTGACCACAGTGTTGCTATAAGTTGTTCCGGTGGTGTGTGTTACTGTTACACTGTTGCTGTTGGCATCAAGATTGTTTAAGTCCTGCCCGTCAACTACCTTAAAATATAGTGGATTGTACAAATCTGAATTTGTACCAAATACATTAGGAGTTCTATAAGAAATAGAGCCGTTGATTGCAGTTACACTTGCACCTTTACCAAAATGCATTTCGCTGATAAAGCTGTTTGTTCCGTGCGACAATGCAGTGGCAAACACTTGGCTCATGTTTTCTTGGTGAATGGCGTTTGATCCTTCTCGCAAGATTTCCCCAGAGTCTGCATCACTGATTACAATGTGTGTTGTAATTTTAACTGGCAAAGATGTTATGTTCATATTGATATTTAGTGTATTTAAAATAACCCGCTTTATTGCTCAATTAGTTCTTGTACAACCACTGTTGGTGCAAGTGCCAATTGACGACCATCTTCGGTTTCAATTGAGCGGCCAGTTTCGTCAATGATTGTTTTACGAGTTTCAACTGTCATAGTAACAGCTTCGCCAACCGTGACAGCAATATCTTGTTGAGCATTGTTTAGCTTGTTTGCTTCAATGATCTTGCTGTGGAATGGCTTAACTTCATTGATGTACTCATTGATTAGCTTGTCCTTTTTGTTGTAATAAGTTCCTACCTTTACCAACTCACGTTCGCTGGTTTGGAATACATCAAGATATGTTGTTTTTACTACCCAATCAGCATTTGGAATCTGTGACAAACTTTCCTTTACCAATGCAAAGAATAGCTTGTTGAAGTACTCGATGTTGGTGCCTGCAAAGATATCCTTGCGAAGTGCTCGCAAAATACTTTCAACTACTTCGCTTGCATCTTCGTCCCATGACCCGCTGTCCCATCTTGCACAATCCCACGCATCACCTAAACTGCCATCCCAAACTGAGTTTGAAAATTGTATTGTGCCGTTTTTGCGATACTTTAGGGTTAGTGCATTACCAGACTTGGCGTATGCTTCAATTACATTACCAAAGTTATCTACTACGCTAAAACTTGTTACAGTGCTGTCAAGCGAGCTGATTTCATCTGATCGAATTTGTACAGATTCGTTACCAACATTGTATCCTGGTGCAACATAATCCGCATACGTCCAGTATCGAGTTAGATCCTTTTCATAAGAACCATTTAGAGGTTGATACACCGTTAGGTATCGATCCCAATTTGGCTTGCTTACTGTGTCAATATTCAATAGGTAATCGTTTGCTGCAACAATCAATGTTCGTCTTGCATTTATGATATTCTTAAACCATGATTGTGGCTTTGGAACATACATATTACCATAGCGGCGTAATGGATGCAGGCTAGGATCCGGTACTGCGCGTCTTGTATTGACTACTGCATAATACTCGTCTGAGTTTTCATATGGATCGCGAATCAATGCCGACGCTGCACTCTTAACAATGCTTCTGTTATTCAAATCGCTGGCTATTCCTGTTGCAACAAAGTCTTTGATTGCAACATAAATTTTATGATCTGCAGAATCAACAGAACGTCTAATAGAGTTGATGTCATAACGAGTATCGTCTAAGTTTTGCAAGATTGGATAATCATCATCGCCGTATGTGCTTGTTGCCACGGTTGTACCATTTGACTTAATGTATAAGTAAGTGCCTTTGCTATATTGCTGACCAATTACGTATTCATTTAGCTTATATGATTCTCTAAAGTTGTCGCGGCCAACAATGCTCATTGACAATCTGTTGAATAGATAGTCGTTGATCACGTCAACGTTTTCAGTTACTAATACACTGTTGGTGTGTGTTTGTTCTGGTCGAACATTTTGTTCAATGCGCAATACTAACTTGTCTCTGTTGCCAAACAATCCAGATATGTTAGAAATAACAAATGCGTTGGTGTCAATTGGAGCAAGCCAAGAAACTCCATTGATGTCTGGATTATTCAACACTGATTCAATTGCCGCTGCCGAGTACGTTCTGCTGCTGTTGTGCGGTACTACCGACGGAGCTCGCTTCCAATAGTAATAGGTTGTTTGTGTTGCGCCGTTTGTGGCGTTAGTAGTAACAATCTCACTGTATCTAACTTGTCCAGCACTATTGCCACTTGTGTCCAAGTATGCCATTGGCTCAGTCTCTACGGTGGGTTGTACTGTGCTGCCAACCCATTCATAAACAACAACTTCACTGTCAGCAAAGCGTTCGCCCCAATGGTTGGCACGATATTGGATGTCACCAGATTGTTCGTACTCGATGTAACGAATCTTGTCAAGATTCCACCATAATTTGCCAACATGCTCAGCGCCCCATGGGTTAGAAATGTACTCATCTATTACACCCAGTTCGGTAATGTTGTAGTTTGCCGGATCTGGTAATTGCTTAAAGTCAATGTATTGTGCAACTTCGTCAATAGTTAATCCTTTGTAAGGATCAAATACTTCAAGTGTTTCCAATAGTTCATTGGTGCGGAAGTCAAACAACTGCATTTGAAAAATTGAACTGCTGTCGATCATGGTGTTACTATAATTTTCAGCTTGGTATTGATGTTCGCTTACTTGACCGTTGCCTGTGAACGTGTAAATCTTGTAGCTACCTTCGATGTCGCCATAGTCAATATAGGCTTTCATGCCTTTGACAAACGTCAAAGGAGAACTTGCAAAATCTGCATCTGTTTTAAACTTAACAGAATTCAGTTTAAATCCAACTGCATTATAAACAACTTCGTCACTGGTACTACGTGCTTCAATTAGAACGTTATAGTCGTCAACTACTGCTTTAACACGATGCACACCATTGTAATTGCCATCATTGCTGCCGCCAATGATGAATGTATCACCTTGAGTCAATCTGTGTGGGTTAGCAAATGAAGCTTTACTTTCGTTCAAGCCAGTTTCAATTGTGTTTGGACAGATTTCTTCAATGTATGCAGGAGCAAATGTTTGTAAAACGTTCCAGCCGAATCCTGTTGTATCTAAGTAATCACTTACCCAGATAGAAGGCAACAATCCAACGTCAATTTCGGTCCATTGTGTGCTGTCAAATGCGGCAACGTTTGAACCAACAATGCGAACCTTCGCTTGATACAACTTTGCTTGATTCCATGCATGATCACCTGGATTGTAATCGCTGTATCTGCTAAACGATTGTGCAGCAAAAACAGTGTTTGTACGATCTACACCAAGTAGCTTGTCAAATGTAAGCTCGCTTAGATACATGATTTCAATATCTGCATCATCAACACTGGCCAATCCAGCGCTTGGTAACCAGTTGTGTGCTTTACTGTAATTTTGATCAATTTGATCTCTATTGATAGTACCAAACAAGATGTTGCTTGGACGTGATACCCAACGAGGATCAGCTTTACCAACTATGTCAATGATATTGTCGCTTTGTAAATCTGTTACACCAAATGCATCATCACGGAATCGTACAATTTGTCGATTGCTGGTCAGGTCCGCTTTTCGTAGTTCAATTTCCCACGTTTTCTTATTTGTTAAGTTCCCAAACTCGCCGGTATCAAACATCCACTGCTCGTTTACGCTAACGTCTTGCGAGCTGCCTGGGATGTCAATATTTCTGTTTCTAAACAACGCGTCAATGGCCAAGTTTGTACCAACTGCACTTTGTAAACCTTGACGGTACAAATACGAACTTGAGCTGTCTTGAATGATGTCGGAAATTACACTCTTTTTAGCTGGCACTACGTTGCCGCGGGCAATGTCAGTTTTGGCTGTGTCAAATGCAACACGTTCAGGCATGTGGCTTGCAACAATATCATTGACCAACGTGTCAAAGCCTGGCAATGTGGTGTACTGCTGTAGAATCACTCCGCAAGCGTGCGGGCGGCCATTCCAGCTGTATGTTCTGCGGCCAGAGATTGTTAAGTCGTGTAGTCTATTGTCAGTTTGTAAATCAACTACCAAGTCACCAAACTTGGTTTTCTTGTTAATAAAGAATACATGATCGTACAACTGAGTTTCAAAGTTAACAAACACCAACTGCTCACTTGTCAACGGTGTTATCTTATCAACACCAGGCTCAAAATCTCGAGTAATTAGCAGCTCATTGGCTGTAGCCGAACGACCATTGGCGTACAACACTTTACCGGTGCGTTCCAGGGCAGCATCCAATCTGCTTAGTGCGCCCATAGTGTGCTGGAACTTTAATCCGTCAGTTGTGGCAACGCCAACTACGCAATAATGCTCGCTGCTCCATTGTTCTTCAATCCAGGTTAATGCGTCAATTGCTGCTTGCTTCCAATCCGTGACAGTACCACGAGAGTTAATGCTGTCTAATACCAAGCCTTGTTGCTTTTGGTACTCGCCTAAGCCCATTAACAATGTAATAAGGTCTTGCTTGTTTGCAACATAGGAACCATACGGAACAATCACAGGAGTAGTGTTCCAACTCAGATACTCAACGAATGCTCCATAGTTGGTTTGTAGTTGTCTACGCGATGTTGGATAGCTTGTTGACAATGCAGAAGCTGTAGGTGTTAGTACTTTAAAGAATCGTTGCTTTGGATCAAAACCGTACACACGGAAACCAGAACTGTCTTTTTCAACTCTAACTGATGTATAGCGCAATTGTTCTTGTGCTACACCTGTGCTTAATGTTAAACCAAAGTCATCGTTAGGAACATATTCATTGTCTTGGAACTTGGTGTACGGCATCTTCAATGAAATATTGCCGTCGGTAAAGCCGCCTACGCTGAATTCTAGCTTGGTGCTAATTGCTAATAAATCATTTAACGGACTTTCGCCAAGCAAGTTAAACTCGCGATAGCCTTCAAATAGTACTGCACCAATGCCAATTAATGTACGATTGTACAAAAATTGATCTGGAGCAATACTGCCTGTTCCTTTGGGAGCAGTGCTGTTATTTTTCACCGTCACTACAAACGGATTGATTGCACAGTCAAAGAATTTATTTGCTAAACTATACTTGTCCAACGAATGTAATACATTCGACCAAGCGCCGCTTGCACTGCGACTCCATGCTAATTCAGCAGGGCCCAATGAACCAATTTCCCATGGCTGTTGTGCTTGGTCTACAGTAGGAGCAGCAATACCTGCGTCGAATGGGCTTAACAACTTGCCTGTGGCGTCAACTGGATAGACTGTGCGCGGATGTGCAAAGTTGGGATCAGTGAACGCTGCTCCTGTTGGCTCTCCTAAGATACCAAAATACAATGCTTGCTCAAGTGCAGAACGCTTGGCACTGTCAGTCCATGAGTAGTGAGCATCCCACCATGTTGGCTTGTTGTCGTACCCCAATGCTTCCCAAGGAACTTCGTGTAGTCGATAAGTGCCGTAAGAATCTAAGTATAACTTTCTCCAGCTTGCGCTGCCATAGTTCCATGTCCATGAATCGTCGGCATCAAAGTCGCTGCGGTCGCGGTAGTCAATACCATTGATCGAGAACCATTCTAATTGTGAACGAGATTGTGATTCTGTTATTTCGTCTTTGCTGTGATTTCTGTATGCAGACTGACGGTCTGCATCTCCGACACGATTGATACACGCATTGTATGTTCTGCGTTCTAATTCTAATATAACTGCATTAAATGCATTGTTGGTATCTGCTAAACCAGATTCTGGATCTACATATGCAGTGATACGTGAACCGTCGTGGCGTTGAATAAATGTCTTAGAGTTTGTTCCCCATGTTTCTGTAACAATGGCCGGTACGAATACTCCGCTAAGACCAAGTTTGGCAGGGCTTGCTGGAATACCAGAGTATATTTCTGTTTCACTAGCAAAGTAAATTTCAACTGTGCTGCCAACAGTAGGTGTTGTAAAAAATACAATGCATTGACCGTTGATTGTATAGTCAACTTCTTTTAATTGTAAAGTGCCATCTACATAAACATAAACATGATCAGCGGCATACGGTTTTGTAAATAAATCACTTGATCCAATTTCAAATATAGCGTTACCTCGGGCAGTGATAGTATTGCTTCGCATTCCGCTACGTGTAAATGCCATACCAGACACTGCGTCCACAGAGCTGTAGTTTACGCCAAGTAATAATTCATCTAAGATGCGATCAAGTGTATTAGCAACGCCGTAAGTCTCAATGCTGTACAAGCGATTGCTTTCTTCTAATTTAGAAATAAACTTACGGTACCATCTCCATGCTGACATAGAACGTGCTACAACAACGTCACGAAGATTTGGCTGTAGCGCAAAGTTAGCCCATGACGAGCGCATTGCACTGTTGTCAGCCATATAAATGCCGTCTAAGGTTTTGAACCGTGGACTATCAACCCATTCACGAGCATTGGCAGTGTTAACTGCAATATTTTTAGACAGCCCATTGATTAGTCTTGCTACACTGATCTCGTCGAAGTTTTCATACTGTTCAGGATTGTAATCAATGCCCGGAATCGCAGTAATATGATCAGACTCAATTTGATCGCCTTGATGATTGATTTCAACTGCGCCAGTGCCTGTTAATGAAATAGTATAGGCCGTTGAATCAATTGAGTAGTCAACCGGCATTCCGTTTAACGCAACTTTGACAAATCGAGGATCATCTTTTAGTTCAATTAAGCGGGCAGTAACAGAGATAAAGCCAATAGAAACTTTTAGTGTGTCAACTGCTGTGGTAGGTACAATAAATGAAACTGTGCCATCAACTACGCCGACATCAAATGATTCAAATCCGCTGCCGCTTACTGTAGCAACTGTTTGTAAACCGTTGTGATACACTTTGAAAGAGATATGATGGCCTCGGGCACCCACCCCCACGTTATCAACCACTTCTACAAAGTCATCGGCATGTAATACTGTGCCTACACCATTGGCAATTTTAACTGCCCAATTGTAAGTGGGCCACATTGAACTATCCAATTGAATAGTGGTATCACCTGACACTGGTGCCGAACGAATTGCCCAACTCTTTAATTTAAACCAGGCACGGCGGTATCCATTGCTTAACTCAGATACAACATCTTTTCCAGCATATCTTCGGAATGAATAAGGGCCTGGTACTGTTGATTGTGTTCCACTTGCATCAGTGTAAATTGCAGGCTTCTGAAGAGTGTGTTCAAATAAAATATTGTACACGCTATCCGCTGCTGTATTATCTGCAGATAATTGTGTAAACTGTGTTGGTAAAAAGTCAATGGTATAACCCGACTCATCGTCAAACTTTGTACCAGCTTTGATTTTGATAATGTTACTGTTGATAACAGTTGGCTTGAAAGCAGTCTTATCACTTAACTTGATCCCGTCACGAGCATACAATTCAAATAGCGGTTGTTGGATAGCAGTCTTACGGAATGTTGCTAATGTGGCAACACCGTTTTTCCAGTAATACTCTTTAAGGTAATGCGGGTCATCTGATGACGTTACATTAACAACAATAGCATCTCCATCTTTTGCAATTTCTTTAGTATATCCTACTGTTTTTGTTGCGTCAGATCTAATGTTTAAGATTGAGTTAACGTTTGCGTCTTTTGTTAACCATAGAATACGCAATGCCGATAATAGCACTTTAGAAATTCTATATGTTATAACCCAATTAGTATTTGTTGGTGCGTTTTTAATCCACTCAATGCGGTTACCGTTTACTTTATAAACTGCATATTTTGGAGTACGGCCAGCTGTGGCGTCCTTGTCAAGGCTTGACAAGATATTGTTTAATTCCACAGTAGGAATTGAAGAAGCATTTAATGCAAATTTCAACTTGCCTTGAATTTCTGTTTGTACTGCAATGTCAACTGGACGATTCAATTTGGTCAATAATGACATGTATCGTGCGTTTAACGTAGTGGTATTTTTATCTACCAATGGCAAGTTAACAAAGTCGTCAATGCTTACGCTGGCTTCGTCGACCAAAAATGTAGTCCAGTTTCTGTAGTTTACGCCGTGATTATAAAGCTCAAGTGTATTTTCAAATTCAACAATTGGTCGAAGTGCTTGACTGTTGCTGTCTGCAATGTCGCTAAATTGAATACCCAAGAAGTCAACTGTTGTTTGAATAGCAGACTTGTGGAACCAGCAGTTTGTTCTGCTGTGTGCATTTTTGTTTTTTGCACCTGGTTCTTGTAAAATATATTGCTTGGGGTTAATACCTGGAATTGTGCCGTCCCATTCAGAACGGTCCCATGGTAACGCAGGTGCATCCCAACGAGCATTTGATAGTTTACTGTAAACTGTATTTGTAAATTGCGAGTGCAGGCCAAGTAATTGAATGCCTTCTTCGGAACCTACACCATACACTAACCAAGTACGTAATCTGGTTTCAGTATCTAATGTTATGTAATAATCTGGTACGTGAACGTGAACTGGCTTTAATGCATCAAAAGGAGTAATCCAAAAAATGTTATTTCCAGCAACGTAGTATTCAACGCCTTGTGTTAAAATAACACCGTCAACTGAAACTCCAATTAAACCTCGGTCGTAGTTAACGAACTCATACTCTAAGTTTAACTGGTCAGTGCCGTCGGTAAACAAGTCTAAATCTAAATCACCAGTGATGTCTGAATGATTTGGGTGCTGTTGGAATACTACTCGCATGCCGTTTTTTAACTCTAAGCTGCGGCCGTTATCTTGTACAGGCGATGTGTAATACTTTTTGCCAATGATGTCGCTTTGAATGCTCAACGAAGCATTATCGCCGCTATTTAAAAATACCACTGGCATACGACTATCAACCCAGTAATAGTTTGCCCAATTTAAAAACTTATCTGGATCAATTGGTAGATCTAAGATGCTAATTGCTTCAACAGTTTCATTTGTTCTGTCATTTAAGTTCCATGCCGACGCAATATCGTCTGCGGTTAACGTATTTGCATTGCCAATATTGTCAAATACTACTAAACCAGTTTCTAATTGTCTACGAGCCGTAGGGTGCGGCAAGTAATCCAAGCCAGTGAATTTTGTGTTATTACGGCCAACTGCATAGTTTAATGTTTCAATGGAACTTGGCTGAAACAAGTCTTCGACTACTGCACTTAAAACCTTTTTGTTTGGCTCTGTCCTAAAAATTGCTGGTAATAAGTCAGTGGTGCTGGGTGCAACACCTGTGTTTAAATCCTGGCCTGGGTATGTCTTACTGTATGGGTCTATTGGATTTAACTTTTTTGGATCTTTTGCCATCTCTTTGCCTTATTAATTTGAAACTACTTCAACGTCATTTACCGTTGCACTGCTAATAAAAATCTCATCGTCTTCACATGGGATTTGAAACAAGTCATTGCTTGTTAACTGTTTTTGCTTTGGCACTAGCACAATACTACTAATGACTCCACCTAACTGTTTATGTATCCAAGATGCCATGTCAGTGAAATAAAATGTTTCGCCAAATTCCCAGTTGTCAACAGAGAAGTATTGATTAATAGCACCAACAACTCGACTGCGAATTTCTGCGTCACTGATTCTTGTTGTTTCGCTCTTTGTAATACGGATAGTGACTTGATTTCTAATATCGGCTGTCTTACCAAATATAACTTTGTAATTCACAGGATGAAACACAATGCTATCACTGATGCTTTTATACGGAATAATAGAGCTCATTAGTTTTTCTAAACCATATGATGTCAATGTCACTGGCTTTGTTGTAGCGTCGGCTCCAGAGTTTACCCAGGCGCGATAAGCACTGTTATAATTTGATGTTAATACATACATGTCAACAATATTTGTAGTTGCTGCGTCAACGCGGTTATCTCGTAGTGGTACGTGTGTATTTTGTACGCGCAGATCTTTACGCCCAGGCATGACTACGCCAGTGGTGTCAGACGGCTTTAATGTGTATTGACCTTTGGTATCGACAAATTGTACTTTTTTAAGTTGTAAATTGCCGGTAATCAGTTTACTGATTACGTCAGGATCATTTGGTGCTAAGTTTTCACTTAGACCCGGAAGCAATAGCATGACTCTGGACGAGTCATATCGTCCGTCATCTAACTTAAAGTAGTCGGCAACATCCAATGTTAGTTCGTTTTCCAAACCATTTTGTGTTAGGAATTTAATTGTGTCTTTTAATGCTCGTTTAGCTGCTGAGTCGACTGTTTGTCCAAACCGTTGATTTTGAAACGTCAACTGATCTACACTGCCAAACACTGTTTGATCATTTCTAGAGAATAATGTCCATGTGCTTGTTGTAGAGTCATACTCTAATCGAACCAACCAAGACGCACCTGAATTTTCATTTGCATCTGTTGGCACAACAAAGTTGCCCGCAGTTTCAACAGAGTCGGCAGGAATAATTTTCCAACGGTTTTGCTGAGTCGCAGTGTTGGCATACTTTAAACCAAAGCTACGGCCTGCGCGAATCTCCCGGAGAATTTCTTGTTGTTCAGTTGGCGTAAACATTGTACGCAATGCCGGGAACCACGATTCAATTGCAATAGTTGGCAATATCGAATTAACAAATAGCGAGCCTTGGCCATTGGCACGTAAGCCGGTATTGTCGCCAGTGTTATCACTAACACCTAAACCTTCGCGGTAAACGTCTAGCACACGAGTCCATACTCCGTTTGCAGTTTTTACCAGAGTATTTTTACCAATTGTTCTAAACTTTAAATCAGGACTCCCACGGCCAACACGTAATGGGCTATTGTTGGAAGTTATTGAAAAATAGCCAGTTGTTGTTGCGTTGCCCGAGCTTACTGTTACCCACTTTAAATTTGTACCAACTGTTGGCTTAATTGGACTATATTTTTTATAGTATAGCTGTGCCAACTGTCTGTTTAATAAACTGTTTTCAACCCATGACAATAACTCTTGGGCTCCAATGACTGCGTCTCTTGAATCTTCAGTTACTACTTCAGTTTCGTATACAAAGCCATCATCGGCAAAAGTGATAACTGAACGGTATGTACCTGTTGGGTCCGACAAGTCTGCATAAACACTTTGGCCAGCATGTGTTCTGTTGACTGCTTTGATCTTGTCTACTCCGCTCACTTTGCCTTCAGGATAGATGTTATAGTCACTGGCAGTGATCATACGGTCCTGGCTTGCGCTGGTACGACTTGCACGATTCTTAATTTGCTCCAGTGTTTCTCCAGCAGTGCTTGATGCTGCTGTTGTCAGCTCAAGTGTAACTGTTAAGTCTTGTTCTGTAAATGTACTGTCAACAAAACGAATTGACATTTCTAAACCTGCTACATCATTGCCAGAAATTGTCAGCGTTTCATTTGCGCTTTCGCGATACCAAACACGAATGTTACCTGTGGGAATGTCTGCAAAAACGTCATCGCCAAATTTTAATGACACAGAATCGTTTTCTCGAGTAATAACTTCGTATACCTTTCTTACGTCTTTAGACACTGCGTTGAACACAATGTTCTTGTTGTTTGTATTGGGAACAGGAGTCCATTCGTACAATACTTTACCGTCTGAATCAACACTTTGTACCCACACGTCTGTTTCATTTATGTTGCTGCCTTGTAAATCAATAACACGATTTTCTACTCGTGTGTTTAATACAAAATCTTCAAACTTCAATGAACCTTGTTTGAACATAAAAAACCAGCCATTGGTAGTAGAACCGTAACCAGTGCCGTCATTGTTAAACAGTACAGTTTGGCGTCCATAAGGATTTGGTGTGTTTTCTGTTGCAAGCTCTGTGGCAGTGTCAATTGTAACAGGAACGATCTCACATGGATAGCTGTTGTTGTTTCGTGCTGTTAGGCTAAATGACTCTACCATTGTTCGTGTGTCTGGTTGGTCAAGTTCGTATAATTGACGAGACACACCGTTTGTAGAAATTGAGCTTACTGGACGGCCAATTGGATTAGATTTGTTTAGTGCTTGATTTAGAATTAAAGAAAACTGTTCATTGAAGTCTAAGTTTAGCGGGTCTGCCCACACAATAGTTTTGCCGGCTAAGTTTGTACCTTTGCTGTCATATAATTCTTGTGTAGTTGTTACAGAAGTAATCTTTAAGAAGCCCGTGGCTGCACCGTTACGGAATGACTTATAGCCAAGTTGACGAGCAATGCTTAATACATTGCCGCGCACTTCTGCTGTTTCTAAAAATGTTTCACGCAAGTTCAAGTCACTGCGGAATGCCAAGTTTTGTCCCATAAAAGACATCAAGTCAACTAGTGCAACGTATTCGCTTGAGCTGATAAAGTCGTTAAAGTCTTCGGGATAATTTAATTGGATGTAATTTAGTAAAGCAGTTCTTAGGCTTTCAAAGTCATATGCTTTGAAGTCTGCGTTTACCAGATAACGATAATTGTTTAGCCAGCCTTCGGCTGCATTTAATTGTCCCAAGCGTCTAGTTTGGCTCATAATGTATTCGTTCCTTTATCGTATACCAATGGTAATACTACTGTTTCGTTTGATGGCAAATATGTCACTGTAACTTCAATGTTAAGTGCATTGGGGCCTTCGCTAATTTCTACACTTTGCAGTAACCAACGTGGATCATTTTTAATAATCGAACGCACATCCGAGTCAATTAAATTGATTGTGCGACTGTCCAATGGCTCAAAAAGCATGTCCCATACTATGCTGCCAAATTCTGGCATCATAATACGCTCGCCTTTGCGAGTGTTAAAATGATTTAATAAGTCTTGTTTTGCAAGGGCAAGATCGTAAAGCACTGGACTTAAAAAACTAGTTCCAATTGAGCTGTATCCGCGAAATTTTGATGTGTAAATTGGCATACACCTATTTACCAAGTTTTATTAAGCTGGGTTATATCTTAAGCCTTAGACGGTGCACCAGGTGGATAATTGGTTCCAATGTGAGGCACTCCGTACTTGTCTCGTAATTGGG